CGCTGCACTCGGGGTCCGCCGCCAGCCAGTCCCAGTTGTACTTTGCAAGTGCGGCCAGTGTTGCGGCATAGGTGCCGTCGCTGCCCATGACAGCGACGTACACGCGCTTAGGTTTTTGGGCGCCGCCGATAAGTGCACGCTCGACGTATTTTTTGTTGTCCGCTGACAGTGCGGCAGGGATATCATCGACCGTGGATACCTCCGCCACCGTACCCGCAAGGGCCTGCGCAGTATCTTTTACGATAACAGCGACCGTGCCGCGAGTTAGCTTTGCAGCGGTCTTTTTTGCTGCTTGCTTAAATGTAATATTTAAGGTTGGAATCATTTACAGTCTCCTTGTTTTTGATTTTTACCGCAACTGCGGTGTTTATCTGCTCCATGTCTTCCGCCGGCGCGGTCTCAACGGGCGAATCATAAAAAACGAAATTCAAACGTATTTCAGCGAAAGCATTGTCCTCTATCGGCACCAGCGTGACCTGCGGCAAAAGCATCCTGTCCGCAACCGCAACCGGCAGTGCGAAGGCGGCCGCCGCTTTGTGCTGCACTGTCTGCATATCGGTCAGCGGTGCTATGCCCGCACTGTCAGTCGGGATTTTTATGATGATCTCATACTCTTCCTCGCGGGCGATGATGTGAGGGGTCTCTCGCTGCATTTTTTTGCTGCCGGACAGGATCGTCACGGACGGCCGCTCATAATCCTCTTTTTGCAAATTGACGTACACTCGATAGTCTGTAAAGGTTTTTGCAAGCACGGCATTGATGCCGTCAAGCATATCGCTGTCACTTATCATCAGTTTTTTCCTTCCAGATCCAGATTTTCCGCAAGCTCTTTTTCAAGCTTTTTCAGTTCGGCATTTATTATGCCTTCCTTTTGCGCGTCGGCCGATTTATAAAAAAACCGCCCTGCAACGGCAGCAACGCGGATGCGCGGTCGATAACCCTTTGCCCCCGCTTTTTTCGGCTTGCGGATGCGGTGACCGACCTCCAGGTATCGCGTGATTGCGCCGGGGCTGTCCCTGCCGCTGCCGTCCCTGACAGGCGCGATTACGCCATACCCCGCTTTGCTGCCGATGCGGATTTCCTGCCATCCTCGGATTTTGCCGTGTGTGTCGCGGACGCGGGATGCGATTTCTGTATCCAGCCGTGCCTTTACTTTTTGCGTCACGCTCTCGACAACTTTCCGCCTCAGTGCAGGCACTCTTTTCAGCGCAGCTTCCATCTGCTCGGACACTGCTCGGATCTCTACCGCCATCACGCATCCTCCACGCGTAAAACTATATATTCATTCAGCCCATCATCCGCCGTGTGCGCGGTCATCACGGTGTAGGCGACGCCGTCCACCGTGACATCATCCCCGCTGCGCAGATCCACCGCTTTTGCCGTGATCAGCACCTGCTCGGTCCGAAGCTCGGCGTTTGCTGCCTGCTGGTCATGCACGATGTATTTTTCGCTCAGCACTGCCACAAAATCGGGCAGTGCTGATTTTTTGTTTTCGGCACGATTAAGCGTGCCGGTGACGGACTCCGTGCGCGTGCCCTCGCAGGGCAGCAGCCGGACGGCGGCCGCGGTCAGAGTCAGATTGCCTCGGTCCGTATCGTCCACATCCGCAACGATATAATCTTTGCCGCCGATGGTCAAGCCGCTGCCGCGCACGGTCCCGATCCTGCGCGTGATGATTTCCGCACCGGGCAGTGCAGCCGAGTGCGGCGACAGTACAACCCGCGATTTATACTGATATGCGCCGTAAGCATTGCGCACTTTTTTGTACACTCCGGCGGTTGCATCATACACCGTCACCGTCAACCATTTGTCCATTTTCCCCGGGTTCATCCCTCGCCTCCGTCTCCGGCGACCAGATGCCGGCAGTGCATCCCGATGATAGCCGCGACTGTGCGATTTTCGGTTGCGGTGTCATCACTCATAGTGCGTTTTTCGTAAAAATCTCCGATCAGCGCCAAGGCTGCGATTGTCAGCTCCGGCCGCGCATCCGCTTCATCCTCCGACAGTCCGGTCTGCCGGAGGATAAAAGATTTTGCCGCATCTATGTACGCCGGGACCAATGCCGCATCCTCTCCCTCGATGCGGCAGTAGATCCCGACGTCCCTCTCGGTCAGCTCGCTCAGTTTCACTCGGCTAAGCCTCAGGTAGCAGATTTCATCGTGAGGACAGATATTTTCTGCGCATTCTCGACTTTTGCATCGATTTCGGCGAAACCGTAAATCCCGATCGCGTTTTCGTCCGCAAAGCGCTCACTGAGGACTTTTACGCGCAATCCGCGGATGATGCAGGCAAGTCCGGACATGTCACCATAAAAAATCGTTTTTGCACCCGCCGCAGGCTCGGGCATTGCATCGGACGCGTAGACGGGCTTGCTCAGCAGGCTGTAACCCCATTTTGCGTTAAGGTCAAAATTGAGCAAGTAGCGGCCTTCGCTGTCCTTGAGTTTGCGGATTGCCGTGCGCGTTTTGGGATGCATGATCCAGATGCCGTTAGCCTGATAGATATCGGGGACAGCATCCTGCACGTCGATCAGCTCGTCCGCGGTGACGGCTGTCGCACTTGCAGCGGTCACGGTCTGCGTTACGCCCCCGGCGAGACCAACAACTTTGCCGCTGGTGCCGATCAAAAATTCCTTTTCGATTTTTGCCGCCAGTGTGTCGCCGATGCGGCGCACCAGATATGCGATCAGGTCAACCTGGCTGTTGTCCAGCAGCTGCTGCGATACCTTTACAGGCACGCGGATCATGTAGCCCTCAAGGGTTACGCTCAGCAGCTTCTGCGCGGTCGCATCCGCACTGGTCAGATCGTCCACATAGGATGCGGACAGCGCGTTGGTGCTGTCCTCATAGGCGATGGTGATTTTGCCGATACCCTCATAGCGCGTTGCATACTCGGCGATGGGGGATACGTTTTTGACGTACTCGACGATGCGGTCGGCCACGGTAGTGGGGATGACCGCGCCCGAGTTGGTTTTTGTGGTGTTGACGTCTGCACGGATCTCACCGCGCAGATAGCCCAAAAAGCTCCTTTCTTCGGGCGTCAGTTTTTCGTCACCTTCGGGCTGATTCTCTTCGTTGCGCTCCGCGCTGCGCACATTTTCAAGTGCGGCTATAGTTGCATCGATGCGGGTCAGCTCATCGCGGTGGCCGTTGTACGCAGTGATCTCGTCATCGGTCAGGCTGCGCTCTTCCGCCGCGGCGGCATTTACCACAGCCTCCATCGCGGCGATTATTTCGTTGCGCTTTTCGCGCATCTTTTTCAGGTTTCCGTTCATTTTATTTTCCTTTCAGCTTTATGATTTCAATTTGTTTTAAAAATGTAGACAGACTGTCCGGTGCGACTGTGCAGCGCACCTCGGCAGCGCGGATCTCCCCGGATGCGGCGCGGACGTCCACGGTGGTCGCTTTGTATGCCGGCATTTTAGTCAGGATTGATACCTCATCTATGTCGATATCCGTCAGGCGGCGGTGATTGACGCCGTCCTCTACCGTCCACTCGTCGGCGCGGACGTAAAAACGGAAGCTCCACCCGGTCAGCCTGCCTGCGCGGGCGGCTTCGACGGTCTCGGGATCCGTGACCGCTGCCGATGCACGCAGGCCGATGCTGTCCTCATCCAGCACAAGGTTTTCTCCGCGTTTGCCGATGACGCGATCGTGATTAAGCTTTAGCTCGATTTCGTTTTCAGCGCGGCGGAGCGCTGCGTCAAAAGCACCCTCCGCAACGCGCTCATAAAAATCGCCATGCTTTGCATCATGCAGCAGTCGGCTGTCGCGCTCGACTGCGTTGACGTATCCGCTGATTATTACGCTGCCGTCATCTCGGATTTCGGTTGTTATTGGTTTTTTCAATTTTGCTCATCGCCTCGCTTTATCTTCATCGTTTCGCCTGTGTTAGGCGTGTAAATTTCATCCGTTTCGGGGTTGTAGTACACATCGCCCAAATTAAGACAAATCAGGTTAAATCCCAACTCAGGCAGGTCTTCGCGGTAGCGCACTTCGTCACGGGTCATAAATCCGCCCTGTATCGCGGTGCGATATGCTTCGAAACGTGTTTTCATGTCGCCGCGCAATAGTTCGTTCATGTCGAACGAAAAGTATTTTTTACCTTTCTCGCTCTCAAGCAAAAGTGCGCGGTTTAGGGCTGTTTCCAATGCGGCGACTATAGGTGTAACCGCTGTCTTTACAACCTGTCTAAACACTGCCTCGGTTGCGGTCCCGTCCAGCACGGATGCAGGCAAGTTTAACAATTTGCTGATTTCAGCATAATTGTTACGCTTGCGCTCATCCAACTGCTGCTCCACAGACGTGCCGGATGCCTCCATAAAATCCATGCCGTCGTTTAGGACCATCGCGTCGCAGTTAGGCGATCCCCACAGCTTTGCCCATGCTTTTTTGACTGCATCAAGCGCGTCTTTATCAAGCCTTTTTTGCGATTTCAGGAAGCCTTTTTTAGTGCCGCCCGTTTTAGCCAGGACACCCTCATACTTAAGCAGGTCGGCGGCGATGGTTAAACAGGCGTTGCAGCTGTCCACTATGCCGGCACCCGTCACGCCGTCCCGCGTATCTTTCAGCAGGCGGACAAGGTACTCGCCCTCAATTTGCCGCCCGCCGATATAGTAGGTTGCGGTCTTAAAAATCGGGTCGGCATTTTTTTGATAGCCGACCTCAGATTGCTTGACGTAATGTATGCTTTCAACCTTGTTGCGCCGCCAGCTTACATAGGCGTAGGCGCGGCCGTTTAGTAGGTAGTCCGTGACCAGCGCAGCCTTTAGCTGCACACCGTCCAGCAGGTCGCCCGTGTCGTCGTTTATCAGTGCCGTGCGCGGATCTGTCAGCGGCTTAGTTTTGCCGTCCGCCTCCGAGTACAGCCGCACCGGCAGTGTGGACACCATGCCGGCGATAAAGCTGACCCCCGCATACAGTGCGGGCACTCCGCGGGCTGTCGCCTCCGTGATCCTGTCACCGCGCAAAAGTGCGGATGCAAGCACATCATCCAGATCCGGCGACAGCTCACGCCTTTCGGCTTTCACCCGCAAAAATCGCAGCGGATTAAATTTAGCGCCTTTTTTCATATCTGCGCTCCCCACGTCTCGTTTTCATTTTTATCTTGCAGATATACAAAAACCGCGTTTAAAAGCGCGGCCACCATGTCTATCTTTCCGTTTGATTTCTTCTTCGAAATGTAACGGTTTAGGTTTGTGTCGTACGTGCATCGTGCATTTGCAAAATTAATTACAAACATTCTGTTATCTGCAAAATGCAGTTTGCCTTCCGCAACCAACTCGGCAACGTATTTGACTGCCGGAGACAGCACATAACTTTTTTGCTCGACTATGGTGCCGATCCACGGCTCATAGCCGTCGGTCGGGTTTTCAAACTTATTCGCCGTCGATATACAATTCCAACGGTCAAACCCGAACCCGACTATGTCCATCTCCCGCTCTCGCGCCGTTTTCCGAATATGTTCCTCAATAAAGTTGTAGTTTATGATTCGGTCGCCGCATGGATAGCAGCAGCCTTCTTCGATCAGCCGCTGGTAGTCCAGCTTTTCGGCGGCCGACTTTTCGGCGATGCGATCCTCCGGCAGGTAGCCG